AACAGACAATAATTACTTGTCAGAATAATCCTAGAAAGAGATATATAAGAGTGTTAGGGGATAAATTTTTTAGCCCCCCAGAATTGAATAGACTAGATAATGTTGAAAATATGCATGTTAATGATTTCAAAAAATCCTTTAATATCTAGTATTTTTCCAAAACGGCTCGTTTTGAGCCTATATCTACGCACTTTTCTGCATATAAAGTAAATATATTATGACAGCCCATACCCAATCGGTATGTACAATTATTATAGGAGAGTAAAATGGCAGATCGCAATAAATTCGAACAAATGCTAGAGTTACTTGTCAATGAAGACAAGGACGCAGCAGAAAAATTATTCCACGAGATTGTGGTAGAAAAATCAAGAGATATCTATGAAGGTCTTTTAGAAGACGACAAAGATGTTGACGAAACTACAGACGAAGAAGTTGACGAAGCATCTGATGAAGAAGTAGATGAGTCCGATGAAGAAGTTGACGAAGCATCTGATGAAGAAGTAGATGAGTCTGATGAAGACCTAGACGAAAACTTTAACTTAGACGAGTTTGAAGTTGAAGCCGATCCAATGGATGTTGGTGGTGACGAAACTGGCGACTTAGCAGCAGACTTAGGTATGGACATGGACGACGGCGAAGCAGAAGAAGAAGCTGGCGTTGAAGATCGTGTTGAAGACCTAGAAGACGCATTAGACGATCTTAAAGCAGAATTTGAAAAAATGATGGCTGGCGATGACGGCGAAGAAGCTGATGACGGCGAAGAAGCTGATATGGATATGGATGCAGATGATGGCGAAGAAGAGCCTGAAGAAGCATTTGCTTTTGAAGCAGCAGACGAAGACGATGATGATGCTGACGATGATGATGCAAAGAAAGAGTCTAAAATGAATCAAACAGCTGGCGAACAAATGCGTGAATACGTAGAGAAAGTTTCAGCTACAATGGGCGATAACGGAGCAAACTCAAAAAGCTCTGTAGCAAGCTCAAATAATATGGGAGGCACAGCAAGTAACTTGAATCAAGGTTCAGAAGAAAGTGGTGGCGATCATACTGGTCTAGGAGACGCAAGTCCTAAAGACCAAGACGGCGGCAATGTCAATGTACCAGGTGGAAAGGCTTCTAAATCATTAAAAGCAGCTCCAGGCCATGGTGCAGAGAAAAAAGGCAAGCCAGAAGCAGCAACTGATAAGAAATCACTTATCGGTGGCAAGTAAGTTAAGGAAGACTAGATGAACTACTTACGAGAGAACTTGACATTCGACCAGTCCGGAATAGTACTTGAGAATACTAACGAGGGTAAAGACCTTTATATGAAAGGTATCATTATCCAAGGTGGTATTCGGAACGCTAATCAACGAGTGTATCCTGTATCCGAAATAGGCAGGGCTGTCAAAACTCTCAACGATCAAGTGTCTGGAGGATATTCAGTTCTCGGAGAAGTTGATCATCCAGAAGGTCTTAACATAAACATTGACCGTGTAAGCCATATGATAACTGAATGTTGGATGGATGGCGATAACGGTTATGGAAAACTAAAAGTATTACCAACTCCTATGGGGAACTTAGTTAAAACAATGCTTGAAAGCGGAGTTAAACTAGGTGTTTCCAGTAGGGGCTCTGGTAATGTTAGCGAAGACGGTAGCGGAAACGTTACTGATTTTGAAATAATCACTGTGGACGTTGTGGCTCAGCCCAGCGCCCCTGGTGCTTATCCCACACCAATATACGAGCACCTAATGAATGCACGTGGAGGGATGAAGGCATATGAATTTGCACAGGCAACAAAAGAAGACCCAAAGGCACAAAAGTATCTTAAGGAATCACTAATTAATATTATTAGTGGACTCCGATAAACTAGGAGACAATGGTATGATAGATGCACTAAAAACACTTTTTGAAAATGACGTGGTATCATCCGAAATTAAGGCTGAGATTGAAGAAGCATGGAATAGCAAGATTCAGGAAAACAAAATGCAGGCAACTGCTGAGTTACGTGAAGAATTTGCTACAAAGTATGAGCACGATAAAGAGACTATGGTCGAAGCTATCGACTCGATGCTTTCTGAGCGTCTTCAAGTAGAGATTGCAGAGTTTGCAGACGATCGCAAACAATTAGCAGAAGCAAAAGCAAAATATGCTGTTGCCCAACGTGATAATGCAAACTTACTCAAAGGTTTTGTTGCTGAGCAATTAGCAACTGAAATCAAAGATTTACATGCAGACAAGAGAGTTATGGCAGAACAATATGCTAAACTTGAAGAGTTTGTTGTAGAGGCCTTGGCAGGTGAGATATCCGAGTTCCAAGAAGACAAAACCGACTTAGCAGCAACCAAGGTACGCCTTGTACGTGAAGCTAAGACACACTTCGCTAAAGTTAAGAAAGACTTTATTGAAAGAAGTGCAACAGCAATATCCGAAACAGTTAGTAAAGCTCTTAAATCTGAGATTAACCAACTTAAAGAAGATATTGATACTGCACGTAAGAACGACTTCGGTCGTAAGATCTTCGAAAGCTTTGCATCTGAATATGGTACTAGCTACCTAAATGAAAATTCAGAAACTGCTAAACTTCTAAAAGTTGTAGACTTGAAAAACAAGCAACTAACGGAAGCAAGAGTATTTGCAAAAAAAGCTAAGAATATTGCAGAATCAACAGCTACTGAAAAGAAGCGTATTGTTGAAGCAGCAACAAGAAAAGACTTAATTAGCGATTTGATCAAGCCTTTGGCTAATGATCAACGTGAAATTATGATTGATTTACTGGAATCAACTCAGACAGGGAAGTTAAGAGCTCAGTTTGATAAGTACCTACCAGCAGTTATCGACGGTAATACTCCAGCTAAGAAGGCAAAACAAATAAATGAAGGCAAAGTAATCACAGGCAATAGAGAAACAACAACTAACGTTAGTTCACAAGCAGACGCACATAACAATGTCGTAGACATTAAGCGTTTAGCTGGTTTAAATTAAGGAGATAATTATGTCAGAACTACTAGAAAGTCGCTGGCAGGATACGAAAACTGCACTTTTGGAAGGCCTATCAGGCAACAAAAAAGGTGTTATGGCTACAACCTTAGAGAATACCCGTAGGTATTTGTCTGAGACAGCTGTCGCAGGAACAACATCCGCCGGTAATGTCGCAACTCTTAACAGAGTTATCCTACCCGTCATCAGGCGTGTAATGCCAACCGTTATTGCTAACGAATTAGTTGGTGTACAACCTATGACTGGTCCTGTGGGTCAAATCCACACACTCCGTGTTCGTTATTCAGACACAGCAGGTACAGGCGCATCTGGAGCGTCAGCAGGCGAAGAGGCTCTAAGCCCATTCAAAATTGCTGAAGCTTATTCAGGTAACGCTACAACTGCTAAAGCTGATTCGACAGCGGTACTTGAAGGCGCAGCTGGAAACAAGCTGTCAATTCAAATCTTGAAGCAGACTGTTGAAGCGAAAACTCGTAAGTTGAGTGCTCGTTGGACATTTGAAGCTGCCCAAGACGCACAGTCAATGCACGGTATTGACGTTGAAGCAGAAATCATGGCTGCTTTAGCACAAGAAATTACTGCTGAAATCGACCAAGAAGTATTAGCATCGCTAACTACTCTTGCAGGTACAGCAGGACAAACATATGATCAAGCTGCGGTATCTGGTACTGCTACTTTTGTTGGTGACGAGCATGCTGCTTTAGCTGTTCAAATCAACAGAGTATCAAATCAGATCGCACAGCGTACACGTAGAGGCGCAGGTAACTGGGCTGTTGTTAGTCCTTTTGCACTAACAATTCTACAATCTGCTACAACTTCAGCGTTTGCAAGAACAACTGAAGGCACTTTTGAAGCTCCAACTAACACTAAGATGGTTGGTACTTTGAACAATGCAATGAAAGTTTATGTTAACACATACTCTGCAGATAACGCTAATGTATTGATCGGTTACAAAGGCTCTAGCGAGTCTGATGCGGCAGCATTCTATTGCCCATACATTCCGCTAATGTCCTCAGGTGTTGTCCTTGATCCGTCAACATTTGAACCAACAGTAAGTTTCATGACACGCTATGGCTATATTGAATTAAACAATACAGCATCATCGCTTGGTAATGCAGCTGACTATCTTGGTGCAGTAGCTATTACTTCAGCTAACGTTAACTTTAGTTAATTTTACTTTAGTAATATAATAGATTAAAATAGGCCCTTTAGGGGGCCTATTTTTTTGACTAGATAATATAAGGAATACACATGGACGTAGTATTAGTAGTAGGTTTGTTTTTAACCTTGTTTATATTCGAACCAGGTAATGAAAAGATAAACGCTTATTGTAAGCAAGCAGTAATAGATAAAGAGTTTGAATCTCGAAAGTTGTGTTGGGATTATTATACAGATTATCGTGAAGATATTCCAAATTAAATGTAATTTAATGGTTGACAACCATTCCTTTTAGTGCTATTATATATGTATAGCTTAGGAGATATCCTCAAGTTAGATAGTGCAAGGAACAAGCAACCGCAGCGTTGTGAACTTGGCTAGCACCTGTAGTGGGACTGTATGAGCGTAGAGATACGAAGATATAGATTTTGGA